CGGACAACTTATGGGTTCCATCCTCTCTTTTCCTATCCTCTGCCTGGTGTCGTTCACCGCATGGGCCATTAGCTATGGGTTTGCTGAGAAGTATCTCTCAATCGCCGGCCAAGACAAGTCACAGTCTTGGGCCGAGAGAATGAAACTTCACTCAGAAGCTATGGTCGGTGTCAACGGAGACGACATCGTGTTTCCAGCCGAGGATAGAGGGGAAGCTTGGGTCGACGGGGTGGCCGCTGTTGGAGGGCGTGTCTCTCGAGGGAAGTCCATTACTGCCAAGAATGCCTTCACAATAAATAGTGAGATCTGGTGTCGTGAGGATGATGCATGGGTAAAACCGTGCTCCATCAGACCGTCTCTTCTATTTGGCATACTGGATGGACGAACCGCGTTTCCTGAGGAGTCGTGGGACGAGTACGCTCGAAGTGAATTGCTGTCGGGGAAACCTGACATCCAAGCGATTATCGTCGATCGTCTAAAGCCACATCTCCCCAAGAACATGGGAGGCATAGGGAAGATCAAGGAGTTCAAGCTGTTCGATGTCTTAGCTTGGAAGGTGAAAACCGAGAACAACGCTCAAAAGCGAACGGTACGCCCCAAAAGCAGATGGACGCCGAGTCAACTCCGCAAGGTTGATCAACCCAAAGTCCGTGTCGTGTGCTCGAAGTCAGTCGCTGCTTTAGTGAGGAAGAAAGAGCGACACGACTTTCGAGGCCTACCCGAATGGACAGCCCGAGGCTCAACAGGCCCGATCGCGGATGTAAGACGAGCGTTCAAGTATGTCACACGCGCCGAGGTTCGGAATCTTAAAGAAGAATGGTTGTACCGCTGGAAACTGTCTGAGAAGGGACGCAAGATCACTCTCATCAATCAGACATCTTATAGTTTCGCGCAGTCACATTCTGATTCCATCAAGAAACCTCGGTCGTTCAAACTTACGCACGCGTCGCTTTACGATCCGGGAATGAGGGGGGATGCCGTCCGCGAGTTGGAGGCGGACATGAAGGTGAGGTTCGACCGTGAGAAGACGGATCAAACGCCAAAGATCTGGATCGGTGACGGGTGGTCAGCCGATGTTGGTGAGATCGAGTGGCGATGTTCCGATGGTCCTCTTGCGAAGCGTCGGTCAAAAAGGGG